GCTAAACCAAAAACAATAATTGTTCCGTTTGCATTATTAGCAATAGGTGCTGCTGTGATACCAATTGTTTTTGTTGATGTGAGTTCTGTGTTTGCTTGCGATAATGCAATCAAAGGAACGTTGCCGATATTCCCAGATAAGTAAACAGCTGTGCCTGATGGAACAGTAAAACCAAGGTTGTTTCTAACCACTGTTTCAAGCTTATTAGTTGAAGCTGATGCTAACAATTGCCAGTAAGTTGTGTTGGTGGGCAAGTTTCCAGTAGTTGGCAAGATACAAATGTAAGATGAGTTCCCATAAGAAACTGAATCACCTACACCATAAGCTGTTGCGTTATTATAAACACCCATTGGATGAATATTTACATTAATTTCAATTGGATTAAGTAGCTGAACAATTTTAAAATCAGACATAAGTTAAACTCGCTCTGTTGTCCCAGACCTGGTCAAAGTCTATTGATGCTGATGTAATTCGTACACCGCTAGAAAGATCAATCTTTTTAATCTTCCATTTTGCCTCTGATGTTAATGCACCAAAAAGCCCTTCGCCTAAATATATTGTTGTTGATGTTGCTTGATCGACTATTAAACCCGAAGAACTTTCTTCAAGTGTAACTGCTACTTTTGATTTGTCGTTATCCGCTGGTCGAAACTTATCAAATTCTCTATCTTGTACGGTATTCTTCATCAGTTAGCCTCTTAATCTCATCAGTGTAAAGATTCTCAGCATCGACTTCATACCATGCGAACCATGCAGATCCATCGTGAGTAATAACATAATCATGATAACAGCTTGTATCAAAATTATTTCTAAGCATTAAAAGCTTTAAACCTTCAGGCTTAGTCGCCTTAAGAAATGCCTTAATGTGAGTTATCTTTTTAGTCATAAAAAAAGCATAGGGGTTTCCCCCTATGCTGTCACTGTTTTAATTAATCGTTAAGACCAATGATTAGTGGTGACTTACCAGCAGCAGCACCTTTTTGTGCAAGTTGCATACCTTTAACACCAAAAAGTTGATCAATTGCAGCTTTTTTAGCTCCAACTCCATAACCGATTTCGTCTTGTTCGCCGTATGAAGCATTTTTTTGGAACGCATAAGCAAGACCAGATTTTTCAGCAAGGAACAATTCTTTACCAGAAAGACCATTGTGCATCACAACAGGAGTTCCTAAGATTGTACCAATAACACCATTTGGAAGTGTTGCTTGACCGAATTGATATTGATTCTTGAACTCAGCAAGTGAGAACAAAGCAGATTTTTGTTGAGGAGAACAAATCCAAACACTGTCTTCCATAGCAGCATCATTTTCTTCAAGCTCTTTAACCATAGTAAGGATGTTTGCATAAGTTACGTCAACATCAGCACCAACGTTAAGGAATGAGAAAGCAACGTTTCTGATTTCTGCAATCAAAGCAGAGTCAACATATCGAGCTTGAGCAGCAGCAGCTCTGCGAGCGAACTCTAACTGAGCTGGGATGTTGGCCTGAATAGCTGTCATTGAATCGATGATCCAAGAAACATAAGCATTTTCGTTTAATGTCAAAACGTCATTTGAACTAGAAAGTTGACTAGCGTCCCCATAAACACCTTCAGCACGATCAACTACTGTAAAGCTTGAAAGCTTAGGAATAGCTACAGATGTTGCACCAGGATTAGCAAGGCTAGAAAGGTCAGTGAAGAATGGAGTTAGTTTTGCTTTAAACGCTAGTTCTTTTTGAACCATAGCAGCGATTAGAGCTTGTTTTGTTCCACCGATTTCGGTGTTACCAGTAATTAGATCAGCCATTTATTTCTCCTTAAAGAAATGTTATTAATTTTATTTCAACTGACCATTCTTATGAAGATTCAAGATGTACTCTGAAACTTCAGAAGGAGTCATTTGTTCAATAGATTTTCCAACTTGCATACTAGAGTTATTTCTAGCGGCTTCGTTTGGCATCCGTTGACCACCAGCGAACTCAACTAAATGAGCGTGCTGTTTAACGAAAGCTGAGACAACACCCTTAACAGATTCATCATCAATGCGTTTCGTTTCTGGATTCATTACAATCTTATCGAACTCGATAAAAGTTGCATAATCCTTATTCTTGAGCTTTCCACCTAAATGCTTCTCAAATTCCTGATACTTCATACCATTAACAATGCTTTGCTCTTGCTCATTAAGCACCGATTTGGTTTGTTCTAATTGCTGTTGGTATGTCTCAGCTAGAACTTTCCACTCGTTTTGCTCTTTAAGTTTCGACTCATGACTTCTTACTCGATCATCCTCAAACTGCTTTACTTGCTCTTTAAGCTTTTTAGCTTCATTAAGGACACGTTTATAAGTGTCATAGGCTACTTTGTCTTGGTTTGCTGTCTCTGGCTGAACACTGTTCGCTTGAGGGTTGACACTGTCAACATTTTCGGTACTCATATTTATATTTCTCCCTGAGTTATGACTTGTCAATTTATTTATAACAAGCCTCGTAATTGCTCTTTAATTATCTGAGTTGCTAACTCTGTTGCATCTTTCTTCTCTTGCTCTGATAGTTTTAAAAACTCCCTATCCTCTTCAACGTATTTTCTAACATCTTGATTAGAAATTGTTGATTTTCCACCATATAATTCGCCTTTTCTTCTTCCTGGTTTAATATCAACAGTGACTTTACCAGCGCCTACCCTGCCTCGTAATGCGTCAAGTAATTGACCAGTCCCAGTAAGGTTAGACTCATCTGGTGATGTGTCTTGTGAAAGATTTTCCTTATATCTTTCTCGATTCTTCTTTGTTGATTGTTTCAAAGGTTTAAGCTTACCTGCTGTTCCCTCGCCCAGAAACCTTGTTCTAGCTTTAACCACTTCAACAATGTAAAGAGCCATTTCTCTAGCAGCTTTCTGTGTTGCTATTCTTATCCGTCCTGAATATTTCTTTCTAATGGCTTCAATCTGTTTATCTGGGTTCATAGATCCCCAATTAATTCATCAGCAAGTTGCCTTGCGAGAATATCAATATCTGATTCTGTTATCGGCTCATCTTCCAGGTATGAATCAAGAACTATTTCAAGGTCACTTCTATCAATACCTAAAAAGTCTCTTGCTCTTTTTTTGTTTGGCTTTCCACCATATGACCCGATTCTATTTCCCTCAACCTTACCAGCGAGTTCATCGCTTGGGTCCTTATAGCCAATAACTATTTCTCCACTTTTATGGCTGATCATTTCTAGAGCTTCAAGCATCTCTCCATCTAGAATAAGGTCAACCTCACCAACATCTACACCTTTATTTTCTGCATATTTCTTAGTGTAATTTGGGAACTCTTTATTATTCTTATCAAGCCCTGCTGCAGTCCTATTAATAATTAAATTAACAATGACTTCAGCTATTCTGACTCTGTCTCTAGGCTTAATACTTGCTGGGATCTTGATCTTCTCCCTTGTATATTTATTAGACAATCACACGACCATTTAAAGTTTCTTTAATCATATCATCATCATACTTAGGATGAAGCCTCTTAATAGCTTGTTCCATTGTCATTGTTCCTAGATCAATCTCTGCCTTAATATCAGCGACCTCTTCAGCTCTTGATTGCATAGGCTTTGGAGCTTCAAACTCAACCTCAATATCAAGCTCTCTGTCTGGCATTAATCCTGGAACTGTGGCGGCTGCAACCATCCCTGTTTTAATCCAATAATTGTGAATTTTAGGTAACTTAATATTCCATAATTCTTGCTCATCTTTCTCAAACCATTCTTGTGATTTCTTTCTGATCTCCCAAACATCAAGCTCATCAATGATTTTAGCAATCCCTGAAGAAGCATTTCCACCTTGCATAGAGCCAACAGATCCAACTCGTACACCTTTAGTCTCAAGCCATAGAGTGAAGACTGTAGTCACAAATTGAACGATTTTATCAGTATCAGCTTCAGGTTTAATGGTTCCAACCACTGGTGTTTTATCGCTGTCCTTATCAGACTTAAGCGACCAGATAACGTTTGGGCCAATTTTAGCATTATCAAAGTTCACATCGACCCCATACAGAATCGAGAAAGCCTGATAAAATTGTGCACCTGATGCATCACTCAGCATGACTGGAATAGCCTTACAAATCTTGAGCATATCAGAATCTAAAACTGGAATAAGCCTGTTCTTTTGACGTTTAGCGTAAACAAATGGAATGATTCCAATGTGGTTAATTCCTTCATTCTCAATTAAATATTCTGTTGCTTCAACACCACTTAAATAAAAAGCATCAAATTCTTCATTCGTGTAAACGTGGAGCAAAAGAGAATCTTCATCATCAGTCTTTTTGCCCATGAACTTAATAAAGATTGTTTCCTCTTCAGGATTAACTAAAGAATCACTCATTACCAGGAATGAATTAAATGGGATTTCACGAATTGCTGGTCTGCCATTCTTGTCAATGTATGGCTCCCATGCAAAGCCCTTAAACATTTGTGAATATGTATCTGCAATTTGACCAGACTGATCTATGTCAAGTGCATCAGAATAGAAATCAACAAATTCCTGGTTCTGAGCAGT